GTCTCTACAAGATTCTCAAATTTTAAAATTTTATTTAAATAACTGCGCTCATGAGTTAATGAGCAATAAGGCATACGTATTCGAACAGTCATACCATAGTTACCTGCTAGAGTTTCATAGGCGTGCTTACTTTTAGAGTAGAAAGAAGAGTTGTCGTATAGGCCAAGATTTGGTGTATCCTCTTCATTATAATCTTTATTATAACCTCTATATATACAGCCAGAAGATAGATGAATATAGTCAATACCTTTTGATCTACAAGCTTTATTTGTCTCTACCGGGCCTTGAGTGTTGAGGTACCAGCACTCTTTTTTTAAAGTTTCAGCCTGATCAATATTTGGAATTCCGGTAAATCCAGAACAGTTAATTACATAGGATGGTTTCTCAAATAACAGATAGTTACTAAATGTAAAATAATTATTATAATCAATATCTACTTTACTGAGTAGTTTTACGTTTAATCCTTTAGATTTTAAATGATTATATAGAGATGTTCCTATATAACCTTTACCTAATATTAATATAGAATTCATAAAATTATTAATAATTTTCATTTATATATTCCACTATATCATTATAGCTAGTATCGTCATTCTCAGATATAGCTTCCTCTATATTCTTTTTAAAGTCTTCAGACATCTCACATAGGACCTCATCTTCTAAATCAATTTCAAGTAGTGTAGAAATATTATCTAAATTTTCATATATTAAATTAATATGATTCTCTAATTTTTTGAGTATAGCTGATTTTTTCATTTAATAATAAATATATATTCATTTAATATTAAGTTGTTGGTTTAATTGAAAATGTTTTAATAAGTTTATAACATCTGTCTTAAGATAGTTACAATGAATAGGTCTAAAGGTAGACTCGTCAAGATAAAAAACAACTAATTTAGAACATTTTTTACCAGTCAATTCTTCATGCATAAATGCGTATATAGATAGCTGTAAAGCATACGTATTGAACTCACAGTAAGAAAAATGATCAATAGGGTATTTGTGTAACTCGTTGTACTGACTAGTAAAGCTAAATCTTTTATTAGTTTTAAAGTCACCAACTGTAAAGAAATCGCCGTGATCAAAAATTAAATCAGCGGTACCTGCTAACTTATACTCGTGATTATACAGGAGCTTTTCACTACTAAAAGTTTTAAATTTATCGATACTAGTGTTAACTATGTTATCATATGATCTATATAACCATCTATAATCACTTTGAATCTCACCAACAGTTACGTAATTCTCAAGTAGTTTATGAATATGACTTCCTCTGTCTGTAGATTTTTTATTCTCATCAGCCCAGGCCTCTAACACCATTTCTTGTGGTACTCCTTCTCTCTTAGCTACCCTGAGAGAGTGATATTCTTTATCAAACGGTTCTTTATATTTGGATAGCAGAGTCGTGGTAGATATATATCTATCCTTTGTCTCCGTATTAGTATATGTGTGAGAATCGCTATCAAATACAATCATAAAACAATTGTATTGTAGTTCATTATAAAGTCAATTAATAATACGTACCGTAAATATCAGTATTATTCGATGACATGTCCAGAACATCCGCCTTAGAGGTATCATTAATATCGCTATTATATGTCTTGTCTTTAATTACTAGTTGACTTGCAATCTCGTGCACTGTACCTTGTGTAGGATCATAGTTTAATGCACTATGAGCGAGAGGCTCTTCATATACATTCCACTTATAATATTTACCACCAATTTTAAGAGTAACATAACTAGTACTATTAAAGAGTAGTGTATAATCAGATGATGGTACAGTATCCTGACCGGTTGGTACAAATTCGATAACAAGCCAAGATAGGTTATAATTGCCTACTGTTAGATACATTTGACCATTAGCATATGTGTATTGGTTATACACACTATTAACTTCTGAAACTGGTCCCCAATATATCTTTTTACCGTTAACTGTAGTTGCAGCTATACTAACAAATTTATTTTCATATACTTGATCATTAACAGGTTCCTGTGGAGCATTAGGTTCAAAAGAGTATTCATATCTCTTAGCTCTTAATCTATACACATAATGACCCATTAATGGATTCAGCGATGACACATCCTGATCTACTCTTTCTGTAATCTCAAATACTTTAGCACCTCTACCATTAGGTCTATCACATCCCAGTGTAATAACTTCGATTAAATCACCAGCTTTTGGCTCTATAGATTGATTAAAGCTAGCATAGTTAACAGCTGGAGATAAGGTATCAGTAAAAGTTGTTATGTGTAAAAATCCAGTTAAATCATCTCCTGCTGCATATCCAAATTTAGATAGACTAATAGAATTCTCAGATAACTCAATATACATCTGTAATGAATGTGGACCATTAAATTTATTCAAGGCATCCTGACCGTATAGTGTATCTGCGTTGGCTAAATTAAAGGTATTAACATAATAGTAGATAGGTACACCGTAACTATTAATAAGGTCTTTAAACGAGTTGTCATAAATTAGCTGCTCAGCTTGAAAATTACCTGGGTTGAGAAACTGCGAACACGCTTGATTTGCGTTAGCGGCAAATACACTGTTTGGATTGCAATCTTGTCTTGTAGTGTTACAGCTCATATAGTTTTACGTTTTCTAAATACACCAGTATTGCCTAATACATCTTCTGACATCTCAACCTCTACTGCAGAATTACCTAGAACCTTTGTCTCACCTGGACTAAATGTAATATCATATTTAGCAAGCAGAGCCATAAGAGGTTGCCCAGATAATTTGAGTGACTGTACTTTACCATTAATGATATTATCAATAGCTGGCATTTCCTCGTTCTTAGCCTTATGCTTATAAGTTTTATTAGCAGTGTTCTGATTAATTCTACTTAATACTCTATTAGGATCTTTACCATTTGTCATTCTAGGATTAACAATTGGGTCACCTTTATAATATTCGACAATATAATCTTTAAAAGCAATCATTATTATTATTTATACAAAAAAAGCCTAATGGCTTTCACCATTAGGCTTGTATTATTTTGTTTTATTTAGTTTATTGTTCGAAAGCTGATTTACCGGTTTTAAGGGATCCAACTTTATTGCTCTTACCGTCATTATATTTTTTAGCATTAACAATAGCGTGACCATGGTCACCATCATCACCAACTTTATCAGTATACTTCGATGATGCACCGCCAGAGGATACCTTTAGATTTCCTACTTTATTGCTTTTACCATCATTGTACTTAGCACTTACACCTGCATGACCTAATTCTTCTTCGTCTTCCTCACCCATTTCCATACCGTCTTCTTCACCCATATCCATACCGTCTTCTTCACCCATATCGTCTTCACCCATATCGTCTTCACCCATATCACCTCCTAATACAGCTCCAAGGACTTCATGAAGTTTTTCAGCAGTTGCACGATCGAGAGTGAAGGAAACTTCATCTCCTTCTCCTTCGTCACCTAATTCATCATCAGGTGTTACTTCATCAAGGCCAAGAGCATCGAGGTCATTACCTTCCTCTGCTTCATCACCATAGGGGTTACCAGATTGACCTCCCGGCATGCCGAAAGATTCTTTCATAACATTGGCGTATAGTCTGTCGAATACGGATTTTTGTCTCATAAAATTATTTAGGCTTTTACGGGCTATTTTTCTACTTTCTTTTAAACTTTCTTCATCTTCTTCTTTGTTTTGATTAGCCTTACACTGAGCACAATCATCGCAATCACACCCCTCAGCTGCATGCTTACAACCCTCTTCTTCATCTTCCTCAGATAGATTGTTAATATTATAAAAATTTTCTAGCTCTTTACCTTTACCTTTTCCCTTTAAGGTTCTTCTATCAATCACCTTAGTACAGAAACCTGACTTCTCTTGAGGTCCACCATCTTTGAGAGGAGCATCTCCAATCTCATTAACCCCTTCATTTACCGTCTTTACTTTATTAAGAATGTTACCATAAACATCACCTAATGAATTAAATTCTCTATTTTTAGATTTCGACATATAACTATTTATATAAAATGTCCTCTAATAATACAAAAAGTGAATACTATTTAGGAAATCCTAACTTACCTAACAAGCACTGGAAAGATGAATATACTAAAGAAATGGTGCATCATCTGAAAAAGAGTAAGGCTAATCTACTGCACTTTGCAGAGAATTTTTTTTACATTATCGATCCTGATGAAGGTAAGGTTATAATCGAGCTATTTCCATTCCAGAAACGTATGTTACGTACTCTTAGAGATAACAGAAATGTTATTCTACTTGCATCGCGACAGGTAGGTAAGACAACAATGTTATCAATTTATGCTCTATGGGTAGCGTGTTTTAATGACTATCAGAATATTATTATTGTAGCAAATAAAGAAGCGACTGCTATTGAAATCTTTAGAAGAGTAAGGTTAGCATATGAGGAGTTACCTAACTGGTTAAAACCAGGCGTTAAAGAATACGGTAAAACTTCCTGTGAATTCGAAAATGGATCACGTATCGGTATTAGTACTACGACTGGATCTGCTGCTCGAGGTGCTTCTATTAACTGTCTAATTGTAGATGAGATGGGATTCGTTGAGCCACAGTCTATATTAGAGGATTTTTGGAGATCAGTATTTCCAACTATTTCACGATCTACTAAATCAAAAGTATTAATAGCATCTACACCTAATGGAACCGGTAATCTATTTCATAGACTCTACGACGGCGCTGAAAAGGGAGATAATGGATTCGTTTATGAGAGAGTTATATGGTCTGATGTACCAGGTAGAGATGAGAAATGGAAGCAGGAGCAGGTTAGAGCACTCGGTAGTATGGAGTCTTTCCTTCAAGAGTTTGAATGTCAATTTTTATCTACTGGTGATTCATCTATTGACGAAGGATTATTTTATGATCTTTCACAATCATGTTGTGCTCCGAAAATAGTTCTTGATGAAGGACACTACAAGATATGGGAAGAACCAGATCCTAATAAGCTATATGTAGTTGGTGTTGATATATCAGAAGGGGTAGGTATAGATGCTAGTGTTATACAGATACTTGATATAACTGATTTAAAGGCTATAAAGCAAGTAGCTGTCTATCATAATAGAATAATAGCTCCTCTTGAATTTACTAATAAATTACATTCTATTTTAAGAAACTGGGGTAATCCTTTAGCATTAATTGAACGTAATAATTGTGGTGCTCAGGTTGTAGATAGATTAGTGTTTGATATAGGTTATGAGAAGGTTGTTTCGTACGGTGCTAAAGTTGCTAATAGAGATAAAGTTCAGATGGGTATGATAGCTCATACAAATACCAAATATAAAGGTGTTATGAATATGAGATATTTTGTTAATGAAGTAAGAAGCGTAGAATTTAGAGATATAGATACTCTCAAAGAACTGAAAGACTTTGTTCGACATCCTAATGGTGTATGGAAAGCAAGAGGTACTACTCATGACGATAGAGTAATGTCCTTGATATATGCCTTGTTTATACTCGAGAAAGAAATAACTGAGAGATTTTTTGATATATTAGAACTCGATACATATGGTAAACCATCCGCTATTGAACCTATGGACTTTGGATTAAAGATGTTTGAAGACCCAACCTCTATATATCTTGATACTGAAATTGCAGGTAGTAGTACCACTGGTCTTGGAGCTGTAGTATTTGGTATGGAAGATACAGAAGATACTAGTGACTTAGATGATCTTCTATCGGCTGGATGGGTTCAGCTAGGTTAATTCTAAATATAAATATGTCATCTAACTTTTTTCAACAGTCAACACTTAACAAATCTCGTGCAGATAAATTTCGTATGGTATTTACCATACCTGCAGCCTTACGCAAGATAAATAGAAAACAAGAAAGATCAAATTTTACTATTAAAGAAGATTCAATGCAGTTATCTGTTTACGGTACAATTGTTCCAGAAATAGTTGTACCTGCTTTAGAGATAAGATACACTGGTAGTACACTCTATAATTCAACTCACTCTAAAAATCCATACCCACCAGTAACAGTTAACTTTACCATCGATAATGAATATAATAACTACTGGGTTATATACAAGTGGCTAAATCTATTACACGATGAGAAAACTGGTACCTTTGATAAAACTAATCTCATAAGCGATGATGTATTTCTTGATTATCAAACTAATATTTCTATTTATGGTCTAGATGAATACGAGAACAATAGAATTAAGTTCACTTACACAAAAGCTTTTCCAACTGGTATAGGTGGTATAACATATAACTATCGTGATGGGCTAGAGATACAGTCAACGTTTACATTCGTGTACTCACAGCTGCACACTGAACTTTTAAGTACATAAAAACGAAAACCTGACTGCAAAAACATAAATATTTGTATGTCAAAACGAATGATACAATCACCAGGTGTGGAGATCAATGAGATAGACTTATCTCTTAGACTACCGACACCTGCAGGTACTACAATATACGCAACAGGATTTAGTGATCAAGGTCCAGTCGATGAAGTTGTTCAGGTCTCAAGTATTAATGAGTTTGAGCAAATTTACGGTTTACCTAAAACTCCTGCCGAAAGATACTTCTATCATACAGTAAAAGCTTGTGCTAGTTCACAGGCTAGAGTCCTAGTTAATCGATTGCCATACGGTGCATCAACAGGTGACGGGTTTGGGTCTTATGTATCAGTACTAGCTTATCCAGCTATAGTTTCAAGGAAAGATCAGGGGCCCTCCTCAGCAATATATACTACTCTAACATCATATGCAAGCCCTTTAACCGGCAGTCCTTTATCAAGTGTACCTGCAACTTTTACTGACTCTGATAT